ACCTGGTAAAAGTTTTGTTAGAGTAATTCAAAGTATTGGTAGAGGCATACGTAAAGCACAGGATAAGGACTTTGTACAAATATGGGACGTTACATCTACTTGTAAGTTTAGTAAACGTCACTTGACAAAACGCAAACAGTTTTACCGAGAAGCCAACTACCCATTCGAGATAGAGAAGATTAAATGGCAATGAAAAAAGTAGCAGTATGTGGGTGTAGTTTTTCAGCACCCAGTAATGATCCCGAACTGAAAGGAACGAGTTGGGGAGAGCAATTAGCAGACATGCTAGGTTGGGATCTATTACATTATGCACGTCAGGGTGTAAGCAATGGCGGCATACGTGTAATGATAGACCAATGTATTAAAGACAAGGTAGACTTTGCAGTAATAGCACCTACGTTTCATGACAGAATGGAAATACCTGCCACAGCGGCTCCTTTCGACTGGAACAATTCAACAGATGGTTGGAATCCACTAATACAACAACACTTACAAGATATTGATATTAAAAACGGATACCAAGAAGACTTGGGTGTACACAATATTAATTACGGCAGTAACAACTATACACTGATTAGCGAAACAATATACACACTGGCAGAGAATTATAGTCATCCTTATCGTAGTCAGAAACTAGATAAGATGACATCCAATGCTGTCAAACAATACATTAACTTTATGTATGACAGTAATTGGAAACTACAACAGGATAGATGGATCATACGTGATGGCATCATGCAGTTACACTATCACAAGATTCCGTTCTTGCTAGTAGCCTGTAATATATGGACTAGCGACATGGTCAGAGATCACTTCCCAGATGTTATACCTGACCATTGTCTAACACTAGACTACGAGGACACTCCTGCTTATGCAACTAACGAGTGGCCCTTTGAAGGTGAGGATCCGGGATACCATGGCGCAGTAGAAAGCCAAACATACCTAGCAAAAAGATATAAGGAAATTATTGAATGTCATTCGTAGATCACCAAAATAACGAATCAGAAGAAATTAATTGGTTTGAAGATGACGGCACAAACATTGGTATGTTGAACGACAACGGACGTAATGCGTTCTACGACCATGCACTACAAATTATAGCACGGGACAAAACAGTTGTAGACATTGGTGCTGGTACAGGATACTTAACAGCACTAGCCGTGAAACATGGTGCAAAACATGTTACAGCAGTAGAAGCCAGTCCCAAGCGTTGTCAGTTTCTTAAGAACATGATAGAGAAACTGGGGTATCAAGACAAAGTTACTATTGTTAATGAAAACTATCTTAAGACTGACATACACAGTGATGTTGTAGTAAGTGAAACAATAGGAGCACATATCTATAATGAAAACTGGTTACGTTTAGCAGATCATGCTAGAACTAGATGTGAGTACATGATACCAGAAAAGTTTTCACTCAATATAGATTTGTATGAAAACCATCCTATCTGGACTACGTGTATGCAGGAAAGTATGGCATTCAACTACAACGAAAGTAATCATCCCGAATTTGCCAATGTACTAAACAACGAGATGCAATTAGAGGATAGGGGAGAACTAGCGAATACAATACCTAATCTATTTTCCCATTTACACAATTTTAATGATTTAAGACTTAACAAAATTTGGCAGAGCCCTCCCGTAGTTGTAGACCATATGCAACCCATGATAATTCCTGAAATTGTAATACCTCAACAGGTTTTTACTGCTCTCCCACTTAAACTTCAAAGACTAAGTCCTGATGATTGGTTATTCTTAAATTTAAACTGGCATGCAACTTTTCAAACAGCAAGTATGTGGGTATCGGATACTATCTGGCAAAATGTCTGTAAATGTATCCCACAACCTAAATCTGATCTAAGGATTTATTTTAGTGAGCAAAATAATAAATGGCTATTTCAAACGGTATAGTTGTTGTAGCTCATCCAGATGATTGTATAATACTGGCTGGTGGGTTTATCCAAAGATACAACAAGTCTATTAACTTTGATATCTGTTATCTTACATACAGCGACAATGATGATAGGGCTATAGAAATAAAGAACTTTTGGCAACAACGAAACGTACAAACTAGGTTTTTAGGATATGTCGACGACTATCGAGACATGGAGCGTGGTATAAGTTTCGATAGAGAACAAGCACGTAAATATATAAAACGTGCAGTATCAGGATACGACTTTGCGTTAACTCACGCCAAAGACGGTGACTACGGACATGTACATCATAAATTTGTGCATGAGTGCGTGGCAGAAACAGATGTACCTAAGGTTTACTTTTCCAATACAGAAGCGTATAATAATAAAATAGTGGAAAAGTCTTGGTACTCACTTGATGAGATTCCTTTACACAGTGATGTGGTCAAGGATGAATGGAGTTATCAAACAGGCGAATACTACTACAATATAACAGAGGCGGCATACGACAAACTATATGAGAATATTAACACTAGAGAACACATCATTTGAAATGAATGCAATACCTGATGACGTAGGTGATCTACGTTTCAGTGTATTAGACAATTCAGATCCTAAAGACCCAGACTATTTCTTTATCCCATTAATTTTTATGGAGTCGTTTAATAGTCCAGCACTAGTGTTACGTATTGGCAACAATATTGTTAAGATGCCTGTAGACTGGCAAGTACTTATTGGTGAGCCAGACTTAGGAGACTTAGAAGTTGTGCCACTTACTAGTATTAACGACAGAGGATTTAGTGCATATACATTTAATCCTATTAGCAGTTATAGACCAGAGTTTCAACCAGTTGAAGTAGTAGACATTTATCAAGATGTTAAATGGTACTTCCCTAAATTAAAGCCTGGGCAGATGTTAGCAGTACCACTCAGCGAAAACGATCAAAGTATGTGTGCATACTTTGTTAAAGATATAAGCAGACAGAGTGAAGTTGTAGACTACAGTAAAGTATGGTAGACAAGTTATCTATTAAAAATGAAATGGCCATGGTAGATGGCAAGGTTAGAAACTTTTACGATGACCTAACAGAAGAAGAACGTAAAAAGTTTAGTCCCTACTTGATACTAAAGTATACAGCCAACGTAAGTGGCAATCAGGACCTTGCTGAATACTATTTGCGCAGATGCAATGATACACTTAACAAAGACTTCTTTAATATTAACAAACATCCTAAACTGCAATGGTTGTGTGCAAGCACAGTAAGTCCAGGCATGGGTAATACATTCCACTATTGGATTAAAACACCTAAGAAAGGTGCAAGTAGCACAAAGGAACGTAAGTTCTTACAGCAGTTATATCCGAGTGCTAAAGAAGACGAGCTAGATTTGTTGGTAGAGCTCAACACAAAAGATGATCTTAAGGCACATGCTCTTGATCTTGGCTGGACTGATAAAGAAATCAAAGACGCACTTAAATGATTACTAATTTGGTTACTAACGGGTGTAGTTATATGGATACTTATGCTCGAGGAGGTGGCCACATAGATCTTGCAAGTAGACTTAAATTAAGTTCAGAGCATATAGGCATAACTGGTAGTGCTAATAGTCGTATATTAAGAACTACTCTCAAACATAGTTATGAAACAACCAAGAAAACTTTATATGTTTTAGGTCTAACATTCATTAGCAGAGAAGAATTACCTTTGTGTCGTTATGATGAGCATGTCCAACCTACTAGGCAAGAAGTTTGGGAAGGTGCATGGACTAATCCTCAGAATCAGTTATTTGGTAAAAATAGATGGAGAGATGATTGGTCTGATAAAGACACCAAACAATGGATAGTGTTTAGAGAAAAGTACGAGTGCAATACATTGGTAGACAGGTTAGAAAACCTTATGTATCAGATGTTAGCGGTCATTGACAGTTTGACTCTCAGAGGACATAGTTGTATAATATTTCAACAAGCAGACGAATGGTGTCACGGCATGTCACAAAAGGAGTTAGTAAGACTAGAACTACTTGAAAACAATAAAAATATTATTGGAGGTTTCGAGTGGTGTGCTATTAGAGAACAACACAACGCTGATGTTAAATTTGTGCCGTACGAAGAACATGTTGATCCTAAACTGAGACACAGGCTGCCAGGAGAACACAAATGGTTGAACAATTATTTAGAACAGCATATTAGACAACATGAGTTACACCTGTAAGTATTGTGACAAAAGTTATCGCAAGGAATCTACACTTGCGGCGCATTTGTGCGAGCCAAAACGCAGAGTGCAACAAGAGTCTGAAACAGGTGTGCAGTTTGGACTAAGAGCATACAAACGTTTTTATGAAATAACACAAGGCTCTGCACGTAACAAAGACTATGCAGATTTTTCAAAGAGTCCCTACTACAATGCCTTTGTGAAGTTTGGACGTTATTGTGTAGATATACGTGCTATTAACTTCATGAACTTCTGTGAGTGGTTACTACAAAACAACAAAAAGATCGACCACTGGTGCAAAGACAAGTTGTATCAAGAATGGATGTTACCCTACGTTAAACGTGAACAAGCACAGGATGCACTGGAACGTGGTGTAAAAGAAATGCTAGGATACTGTGAGGACCATGCAGAACTAAAAAATGGTGTAGCAGACTATTTTAGATATGCTAATCAAAATCGTATATGTCATCATATCAGCACAGGTAGAGTAAGTGCATGGTTAGTGTTTAACTGTGATAGTGGTGTAGACTTTTTAGACACTCTTAATGAAGAACAGTTGCAGATAATTTACCCATAT